GGAGATAGATTTACTTAATGAAACTTATAACTCAGACTTAGAGAATTATAAAAATCAGTTAGCTAATAAGGAACTAACTCAGCAGGAGTATAATCAAATCCGTTTAGCCAGAGAGAATAAATTAGCAACTAATATAACTGCAGTATGGCAGAAAGAGTTTGAAGCTCAAATAGGGATACTCTCCGGGTTTATGGGTTCTTTAACCTCGGCCTTTGGAGAGGCCTCAGCGGTAGGAAAGACCGCTGCAATAGCTCAGGCAACTATGGACACTTATGCTGCAGCTAATAAGGCCTTAGCAACTTATCCTCCTCCCTTTTCTTTTATAGCTATGGGAACAGCTATAGTATCCGGCTTAGCTAATGTAGCTAAAATATCCTCCGTTCCTATGATGGCAGAGGGAGGTATATCTAATGGTGCAACTCCGGTAGTATTTGGAGAGAGAGGGAGGGAGGCTATAATACCCTTAAACTCTCCTCAGGGAAAGAGCCTACTCGGAGGAGGTGGGGGAGGGGTTACTATCTCAAATATTCAGATTCAATTTCCCGGAGTAACCTCCTTTCAGGACTGGCTAAAGGCAGACCCTAAGCTGATTAAGGAGGTAGTTGAAAAGAAAATGCTACAGGCTTTTAGTCAACTCTCTAAAGAAGGTAAAATGACTTCCGTTTCAAAGGTGAATAATATATGAGCTATGTAGAAGTTTTTAAACTTACAGATAGTATAACTACTCTTAACTTTTCTCCGGTTCAGGGATATAATAAGCCTGATGAGTTGGAGCTTTTAATTAACCGGGCAGAGGCAGGTAACTTATATGTTTATAAGAAGTATCTAAAAAGAAAGTGGGAGATACCTCTTAAGCTTATAGATAAAGTAACCGCAGACCAGATAAACTTATGGAGGGAGAGCTTAACCCTTCTTACTTTTTTCCCGGATATGCCGAATACTCCTTATACAAGTTTTATAGTTATGATTACTAACCCCTCCCGGCCTCTCTCCTCTATGAGTGAGTATACATGGGAAACAGTTTATGATGGCAACTTAATTCTCCAAGAGGTTTAAAATGATACCAGTATCACCTGACTTTAGGAATAAATTAGATGCTCAGGCCTCTACTCCGGCCTTAAGCTTTATCTTTAAAAACTACCCTATTTATACCGCTGAGAATCTCCCGGAGGCCTCTGCTCCTAAATGGGGAGTAAGTGGCCCGGCCTCGGTTGCCGGAGGAAAGCTTACTCTATTAGATAACTATAGTATGGGTATTCCTAATCCGGCTAATAACGGAGCTGAAACTATCTTAGAGGTTAAGGCTCAAGTTACAGCCGGAGGGATACTTACTATTCACCTCGGAGATGATACTTACTCTCAAGATATACAGATATATGGAACTTATCCCGGCGGTTCTCCGGGAGCTATAGTAAACCCTGTAACCTCTCAGGTTTATGCTATTGACCCCTCCTCAGCGGTTCATACCTATAAGATAGTTATGCAGGGTAACTCCGGGGAGATTTACTTTGATGGCTCTCCGGTAATGACTCCTACTGCTCCGGGGAATCCGGGAGCCAGTATAAGTATAGGATTTAGTTCAAGCGGAACTGATACTGCGGATATTTACCCGGTATTTGTTACCGCTGACCTCTCCTCAATAGTAAAATCTTATGGCCAGATACAAAAGAGGGGTGACCAAGTAACCTCAGGAGATATTACTATAGGGGTAGATAATACAGATGGAAGGTGGAAGGATGTTATATTTAATCCCGGTAGATACTTTACTCAGGATATAGAGCTAAGGTTAAGTTTTATTGACCCGGCCTTTCCTCCTCCGGTAGAGTTCTTAGCACTCTCTAAGAATAAATTACTTACAACTCGGTTTAATAGTAATGCTGTAGATATAGGCCTTAAGGATAAGTTTTATTATTTAGCTACTAAGGTAATAGGTGCGGAAGGTTCTCCGGTAGATTTTACAAATATAAACCCGGCAGATTTACTCTGGGATATTTTAACTACCTATGGAGGCCTTGATTCTACTACCTCTACCGCAAATAAGGATATAGATTATACCGCTTGGCTTGCGTGGAAGGCCTACTGCACCGGAATATCTATGGCTTTAAGTGCGGAGTTTACCGGGCAGGATATAGTAACTATTCTACAGAGTTATATCAAGACAACTAATTCAGCGGTATATTGTGAGAGTGATGGTAAAATCCGGGTAACTTGGTGGGGTAATACCGGGATAGTTCCGGTATATTCTTTAGTAGGAGCTAATAAGAAAGATATAGCTATACTTGATATAGATTCAACGGATTTATTCAATAGGCAACAGGTATATTATGGCTATGATACTTCTACCTCAAGCTGGGCTGGAAGTGAAACTGCTGATGACTCAGGGAGTCAGGCTATTTATGGGGTAGTAACTAATATAGTGCAGGATACTACTATATGGCACTATACCTCGGCCTCAGCTCTTAACTTAGCTCAGAGGCTCTTAGTTGATACCGTTTACCCGGCTCAGCGGATTCAGGTTACTACCTTTCTCTCCGGGTTTACATTTCAGGTTTATGATGGTATAACCTTAACAGATACTCTTTTAGGGTTAATAGGGCAGGCGGTAAGGATAGAACAGGTTAATTTAGATTTAGATAAATTAGAGGCAACTATAACCGGAAAGATAATAGCTGCAGGGTTTACTAATTACTTAGAGCTTGATGATTCTACTCTCGGACAATTAGAGAAAAACTTATTACTATAGGAGGCTATATGGGTTGGAATAACTTAAGCTTTAGTTTTAATGAGGTGTTAGCCTCGGCAAAAATGAATCTCTTACAGGCTAATCTTACTGCCTTAGCTCAGGGGTTAACAGGTGCTCCCTCTATACTTAGGAACGCAATAACTACCGGGATAAGCAGAGTAAACCTTAATGATGATAACTCTTTTACCTCTACCAGTTATGCGAATAGAGGAGGTGCCTCGGTATCTCTTAATACTAATTCAGGTAATATAATAGTATCTATAAGAAGTGGGTGGAGAACCTTAAGCCAACAGAATGTATATTTTAGGATTAACCGGGATGGAGGAACTGAAACACGCTTGTTTGGTTCCGGGTTTAGTGTTTCCTCTCAGACCTTTATGGTGTCCGGCTTAGCTCTCTTTACAGGCCTCTCCGTTGGTGCTCATACCTTTGTTTTTCAGGTAAGGGTAGATGGAGGAACGGCACAGAATTATGCCGGAACTTTAGGGGAGTGGATGCCCTTTGAAATGTTTGCAGTGGAGGTTTAATTATGTTTTATCTTTATTCCGTATTTGGAGATGAGTTACCCCTCGGAAGTATCTTACTATCAGAAGGTGAGGAGGTATGTGTTACCCTCTGCTCTCCTACCTATAAGGGATTATATGAGGGGTTAATAGATAAGAAAGAGCCGGAGGAGTGGGAGAAGGCTATAACCCCGGAGGATACTATTATATTTGGAAGTAATACCAAAGAGGGATATGAAACCGCAGACCGCTTAAGAAAGAGAGGTTGTAAGAATATCTTACACGGCACGGAGTTTGGATTTAAGTTAGAACATAACCGGGCATTTGGTATGCAACTTCTAAAAGATGCCGGGGTTAATATCCCGGATACTTATGCTTTTAAGAGTAATAAGGAGGCAATAGCCTTCTTACTTGACCACGATGGCCATTACTACTATAAACCGAGTAAAGAGGATTCTGCCTCGGAGGATACCTATGAGGGAAAAACTATAGATAACCTGATAGAGTTTATCCGTAAACAGCCGGAGCAGGAGTTTATCCTACAGAGATATGTAGAGGATGGGATAGCAGAGGTAGGTTGTGAGGTATATTTTAGTAACGGAGTTCCTATATTAGCTCCCTCGCATACGATAGAGACAAAAAGATTTGGAGCCGGGAATACCGGGAGTAATACAGGTTGTATGAGTTCTGTGACTTGGTTTGATGATAACTTTGATAATCCTACTATAGAACAGACTTGGAAAAAACTATTTAATATTTTTAAGGAGCAGGGATATACCGGAGCTTGTGATATTTCCGGGATAGTAGATAAGGCCGGGAAGTTCTGGGCCTTAGAGTTTACTCCAAGATTTGGCTATAGTCAGGAGTGGGCACTCTATCAGTTAATCAGTGAACCTATAGGAGCTATGTTAAAGAGAATAGCCTCCGGGGAGGGAGTAGAGATGGAGAGAACCCCGGAATATTATGGCCTCTGTGCACGGAGTTCTATCCTGCCTTATCCCTTAGAGGAGAAAAAAGGAATCGAGAAAGAGTTTAGAACTTTAGTAGGAGCTACTGCCGGGATAGAGATAAGCTATAAGGAGCACGATAAGATAAATTATTTTATGATAGATGTTAAAGCCGAGGGAGAGAAGTTAGTAACTGCCGGGATAGATGCTATAATTTGTGAGGTTGCAACTAAGGATATAGATATACTAACCGGGCAGGCAAGAGTTCATGATGCCTGTAAGGATATTCTCCTCTCTAACCTCTATTGGAGAGTAGATATGTTTGAAGATGCTTTTATAGGAGTATCTAAGTTAAAGGATGTCGGATTCTGGGGGAGTTCCAAGCTCTAATACCTCCCGGATTTGCCCTACCACGCAGGTATACTAAAGAGATAACACCCCTACCCTATACCTAATACCTCTCTATTTATACCCCTCTTAAAACTGAGCCTAAGCAGGAATAGGCCTAAAGATTTATTTAAGCTATATAGAATAAGGCTATTTGCTATAAAAATAATAAAAAGAGATTTATATTGATTTTTAATATAGACAAATGAACGGAGTTATGTTATACTAATAATGGAGAGAGAAAGAGAGCCAGAAACTACCGGCCAACAAAAGGAGAGAAAATGGTGAGATACTTTGAAACAAAAAAAGAGGCGGAGAAAGAGGCAAGGGAGTGTATGGGGTATAAGCAGGTTGCGGTAAGGGTGTATGTATTATCTACCGGGAAGGAGGTATGGTATCTTGTAAGCGATAAAGGAACGCTAAACGAGTCCGGGTATTTTAGCTGGTAAGGGAGAAAAAAAATGACCATAAAAATGAGCGAGAAACTAACGGAGTTGAAGCTGGGAATAGTGAGAGAAGGAGCGAAAGTAAAAAAAGGAGGAAAGTAATATTGCTACTTGGGAGGGTAATAATAGATTTAGCTTTTATACTCCCCTTAGTTTTTCTAATTCTATCTGCTCTAAAGGAGGAAAGATGAGAGATATGGCAGCACTATCAAGGGAGGAGATTCAAGAAAGAGCACCGAGTATATTTGCAGTAACCGGGCAGGCCGGATTATCAGAGAGGTATCAGCCTTACTCCACCTCCGAGGTAATAAACCTAATGGAGAAAGAGGCCTGGCTCCCGGTAAGAGCACAGGAGCAGAGGGTTCTTAACCCGGAGAGGAAAGGATACCAAAAGCACCTGATAAGATTCCGGCACCAGAAGGATATAGCCGATTTAGCCGGAGGCCGAGTAGAGATAGGCCGGGAGTTTTTTGAGATAGTTCTGGTTAACTCTAATGATGGTAAATGCTCCTACCAGATAAGCTCCGGGATATTCCGGCTCGTATGTCTTAACGGAGCTATAGTAGGGAGTGAGGCTTACTCTATGAGGGTTAAGCATTTCGGTAATGACCCCAGAGAAGTTCTTAAGGCCTCTCTATCTATAGCCGAGAAAGCTCCGGCAGTTATGCAGTTGGTAGATGCTATGAAGGGAGTAGAACTTAGTTCGGAGGAGCAGGTGGCCTTTGCTAAATCCGCTTACCTTCTTAAGTATGAGGAGAACCCGGAAAAGAGGGTAGAGGTAGATTCAGAGGGTAATGAGAGGGTAGTAGAACCTATAAGCTTTAATCCGAGGCACCTGCTAACACCCCGGAGGAGCTTTGATGCTAAAGGTTCTAATAATCTCTGGACGACCTTTAACATAGTTCAGGAGAATATGATTAAAGGCCAGAAGGTATTAGCTAATAACCGGAGAGGCTTAAGGAGCTTAAGAGCTATAAAAGGGATAAATGAGGATATAAGGCTCAATAAATCCCTCTGGACACTATCAGAGGAGATGTTAAAGCTTAAGAATTAGGCCGGGAGGCCGGGTTAAACCCCGGCCTATTCTTTAAAAGGAGGAGGTAAGATAATTGAAAAAGTTAGTTTATCTTTATAAGAGGATAAACGGAGTGGAAACTATCGTAACAAATGGTGACTGGGCACTCAAAGGAGGAGTAAATGGCAAGGCCAAAAAAGAAAGAAAGTGAAAAGCTGGTTGCGGTAACAGGGTTTATTCCGGGAAAGTGGGAGGAATACTTAGAGAATATAGCTAAGAGAAGTAATACCTCTAAGAGTTCTATAATCTCGGAGGCAGTAAGAGATTACTTAACCGCACATTACTATATTACGAGGGAGGGATAATGCCGGAGAATAAGAGGAAAGAAAAACTAAATCAGCTGGAGGCCTTAATAGATGATACTATTTTGGCTTTAGATTTAGTTAAGGTTAATGTAATGCAGATAGGGGTATTAAGAACGGAGCTTGGCTTAAATAAAGATTCAAAGGAGAGAATATGAACGGAGAGATGATAGCAAAAGAGCAGGAGACAGCATTAACCCCGGAGATAGTTAAGAAGTATATTAGTGAGAAAGCTACAGAGAAGGAGGTAGGCTTATTTCTTCAGATATGTAAGAGCTATGGGCTTAACCCTTTTAAAAGGGAGATTCACTTAGTAAAGTATGCCGATGATAAACCTGCCTCTATAGTAGTTGGCTATGAGGTTTATCTTAAGAGGGCAGAAAGAACTAAGCACTGGAACGGATTTGAATGCGGAACGGAAGGAACTGGAGATGAAATGAAGGCCTGGGTTAAGATTTACCGGAAAGACTGGGAGCACCCTCTCTATCACGAGGTATATTTTGGAGAGTATAAGCAGGTAAAGAAACTCTGGAAGGATGGGAAAGTAGTAGGGGAGGAGCTTAATACCTTCTGGAAATCAAAGCCGAGAACTATGCTTAAAAAGGTTGCTATATGCCAGGGGTTCAGGTTGGCCTTCCCTGATGAGATAGGAGGAATGCCCTATGCCCCGGAGGAGGTTAATGTAGAGGTAATAGATACTGCTCCTGTATTCCCCGGAGGTAAGCCGGAAGTAACGGAGCCGGAGGCTATGAGTGATGTAGAGCAGTTTAATGCTATACCCTCAGCTACAGAGGAAAAAATACCTGCTCCTTCAGCTCCTACCGGGCAATCTAATCCTCCTCCTGCCTCTACTACCCCGGCTAAAGTTAATGATAAGGGAGAGAAGTTAGCCTCAGATAAACAGCTGAGCTTTATCTCTAATCTTGTCCAGCACTGGAAGGATGGCTCAGCAACGGATAAGATTCTGAAAGATTACGGAGTAACCTTATTTAATGATTTAACCTCTAAGCAGGCCTCCGAGATTATTAAACACCTTCAGGAGCTTATAGCTCAGGAGAAAAAGAATGGCCAAAAATAACATTATCATAGATAATGAGCATAGATACTGGAACGGAGCTATGCGAGTTCCGGGAGTATCAGAGATAATACAATCAGCTGGTTGCTCCTATATCCCGGATAAGTCGGGGGATGCCCTTCTCTCGGCTATTGAGGATGGCTTAGAGGATGCGGAGAAGTATGGCATACCCGGAGTATCAAGAGGCCATATAGTTGAGTATATAGATAAAGCTCGGAGGTTTGGCACTGCGGTGCATAAAGCGGTTTACCTTTTTAACTCGGATAACCTTAAAAAGGAAACTCTTGATGTTAACCTCCTCCCTTACCTAAACTCTTGGAGGCAGTTTGTAAGGGATTACGGATTTATCGGGGAGGCCGGGGAGGAGTTAGTTTACTCGGAGCAGTGGAACTTTGCCGGAACTTTAGATTGCCGGGGTAAGATAAGAAAAACCCGGAAGGTGATAATAGATGTAAAAACTACGCATAAGATTCAGGCAAGTTCAGCAATTCAGTTAGAGCTTTATGATATAGCCTCTGGAGGAGGGCATATAAAGTTAGTAGTGCTATTAGGCCCAGATGGGTATGAGGTTAAGGAGTATTCCGATGCCGGAACTAAATCAGTGGCTATATCGGCTATACAAATATTTAACTGGAAAAAGAAAAATAATTTACTTAAAGGATGGTGAGTATGAAAAAAGCCTTTAGAGTAGGGCAGAGGGTAAGTCTAAGGAAAGAGATAACTCTAAACTCTCTCTATGGTATAGGGATAGTAAATGGAGCAAGGCCAGTTCTAAAGAAAAGAGAGGGAAAGATAATATGCGGAACTCGTAATATTCCGGAGTATTTTGTAGTAAGTTTTGGCCTCCCTGGAGATAAGGAGGGATACTGCTACACTTTCCCGGAGAGATACTTAGAAAAGATAGAAAGGAGGAGGACAAATGGCAGATAATACAAGTATAGTAAAGATAGAGAAAGAGGCTAAGGAGCTTGAAACTGAGATGGTAAAGCTCTCAGGGGAGTATTCCGGGTTTATGATAGTAACTCCGGAGGATTACACTAAATCAGGAGAGATACTTCAAAAGATTAAGGGGAAGTATGCCCTGCTTGATGACCGGGAGAAAGAGATAACCCGGCCTATGGAGCAGGCTAAAAAGTCAGTTATAGCTCTCTTTAAGAGGCCTAAACAGATACTGGAAGGGTTAGAGGTAAAGATAAAGGATGCTATACTAACCTTTCAGGAAAAGCAGGAGGCCGAGAGGAGAAAGAAAGAGGAGGAGCTAAAAAAGATACAGGAGGCCGAGGCTAAGAAGTTAGAGGCTAAGGCTAATAAAACTAAGAATGAGGATAAGAAAGCGGAACTCTTGGCTGCAGCAGAATCTACCAGAGCTATTGCTCCTCAGGTGGCTCCGAATATTCCTAAAGTAGAGGGAATATCAATGGCAGAGAACTGGGCCTTTGAGATAGTAAATAAGGATTTAATACCGAGGGAGTATATGATACCTGATGAGGTAACTCTCGGAAAGGTAGCAAGAGCTACAAGAGGGAGCTTACATATACCGGGAATAAGGATTTACTCCTATAAGGGAGTTAAAGCCTCTAAAAAGTAGTGGACAGATGGGAGGGTTTTATGTATACTATAACTGGAGATAAAAGAGATTATGAAACTAATTAAAAAAGTTCCCGGAGCAATTGCGAAAGCAGTTCAGGTAAATCCTCCCTTTGGCTCTCTACCTGTCTCCACTCCGGGAACTATTTTACCCCTAAGGAGATATAATGCCTAACCGGATATTAAAGGAAACTACCTTAACCTCTCCGAATCTTAACCGCTGCACTATCCCTGCACAAGATTTATATAAGAGAATACTCTTACTCGTAGATGACTATGGCTGCTCCGAGGGTAATATTGAGATTCTCTATGGTAAGGCTTATTGTATGTGTATGGACAAGGTAAGAGTAGGAGATGTAAAGAACTGGAGAAGTGAGTTAGTGGAGAATGAGCTAATAAAGATATGGCAGGATATGGGCCGGGAGTATCTACTACTAAACGGAGTTAATCACCTTTTAAGCTATACCTCAGATGGTAAGCCTACCCGGCACCGCAGGAAAACCCCTATACCTCCCTTTCAGGAGGAGCTAAGCTTAGAGGGAGTAGAGAGCCAGATTAAGCCAGATAAAGCCAGTTTAAGCCAAGATAGGCCTAATCCTAATCCTAATCCTAATCCTAATCCTAATCCTAAACCTAATATAAGGGAGTTCTCTGACTACTTCTGTAAGAGTTACTTAGAGGCTAAATGGAATAAAGATAAAAAGAAGTATTTTTATAAGGGAGCTAAGGATACCGAGTTAATTAAAAAACTATTAGCTCAGTTTACTATTACCGAGTTAAAGGCTATGGTAGATAAGTTTATAGCCAGTAAGGATGATTTTTTAGATAAGGCAGGTTATACAATAGGGGTTTTCTATTCCCAGATAAATAAGCTACAGACCGGAGGAAAGGCCGGGAGCTTAGTTGACAGGGAGAGGAGGCTTGGTTATGTCTCAAGAAAAAAACCCGAAAATGTATAAGTGTGATAAGTGTAACGATTCCTTTTATATAAGCTTTGAGGATAGAGGATACTCTTATATAAAGCTCTGTGATTGCTACTATGATGCTATGGTAGAGGTGCAGTTTGGCTCTTACTTCCGGGGTAAAACCTTAGAGAACTATGAAGGCCGGAACAGCTCAATGATAAAGGCTAAGGAGATAATAACCGGGAGTATAAACGATTCCTTTTTTATTACCGGAGCAGTAGGCCTCGGTAAAACGCATTTACTTGCAGGGATATACTTAAACCTCCTTAAAACCCGGAGGAGTGGAGAGATGTTAGTATTTACAGAGTTACAGCTTTTAAATAAGTTGATTACTAATGAGAAGGAGGCTCAGGAGGAGGTAAGGAACTTAGGAAACTATAAAACTATAATAATAGATGATATGGGAAAGATAGAGCTTAAGAGGTGGGAACAGGAGAAGTTTTTTGCCTTCTATAACGATATGTATAGATATAAGCTACAATTTATAATCTCCTCTAATTACTCTCTCCCGGAGATAGGGGAGATTTATGGAGGAGCTATACAGAGAAGGATAGAGGAGAGAGCAAGGATACTGGAGATAAAATTACCGGAGCTGTTAGATAGTTAAGCCCTTTTGGAAATAATAGCCAAGAAAAAGAAGAAGGAGGCAACCAAATGAGCGACAAGGTGAGCGACAAGACGGAGTATGAGAAGGCAAAGGAAAAGATAGACGAGCAAGAGCATACTGAACTTTACAACGCAGGGACTATGAATAGCGAACAATATCGTGCAATAATCCGCGAATATGCAATGACACGTGAAGCCCTTGCCCTTGCCGAAGGGGAGCGGAGGGGATACGCAAAAGCACAAACAGACATAACGAATGGAGATTACAAGTTGTGTTTTACTACGGATGATATTAAGAAGGCAATCGCAGATGCAAAGAAAGAGGAAAGGGAGAGGATAGAGGGGATAATTGCACAGATGGAAAAGGAGTATACTGCTAAAATGATTGGCATACCTCATGCTCCAGATTTTATGGCGGCATTATCCGAACTCAAATCAGCGATAGCAGAGGAATAGGGGAGGGGAAATGGAACTAAATATAGTAGAGAAACATAATAATGTGTTGGATGATGCCATAGAGTTGATGGCCTTGAAACAAGGGATTAAGAATTATATTAAGGGAGGTGGCAAGTGAAGAAAGTAAAAGAAAAGGTATATTGTAAGGATTGTCTACACATAGATAAAAGGGGTGATGCTTGTAGTTTGCAATTTCAGACAGAGAAACTTAATCCTTATAATGGGGTATGGGAACGTTATAAGGCGGAAAACAGATGGGGTTTGGATAGCAATAGTCTTGGGGAGTGTAAGTTGTATGAGAAAAGATAATCCCAATATGGTATTGTTGGCAATTAAATCAGAGATAGCGAAGGAATAGGGGAGGGGTAAATGACTAAAGAGCAGATAAGGGAAAGGGTAGATAATATGTTAGTAAAGTTTGAAAAGGAGAGTTTTGTATCAAGGTTTATAGTAGAGGATTTAGCTATGAGGTTAGTAGAATTAGGCCGGGAGATAGAGAGAGGGGAGAAAAAAGGAGGGAAAAAATGAGAACAGTTAAGATTCACGCACCGATATGGAAAACAAGGAGTATAGGTATAGCCGAGTATAAGTTATGTAAGGATATAAGAATAGAGATAGATTATAAAACTAAGGAGGGAAAGCGGTTATATCCGGGTAAATATACTATAAGCCGGGAGAAGGCTCTTACTTACCCTATACAGCGGTGCGGTTCTGTAACCTTAAGGATAATTCCTATAGATGACTTAGAGCCTATAATCTCTCCGGCTCGGAGGAGTAAAAAGAGATTTAACCCGGAGAATATCCCGGAGCTAAATGAGTTACCCGGAGAGAGAGAAGTAATAGGAGGCCAGGATGAGTAACGAGACAGGGATAATAAAAAAGGTATGCTGTAAGAAGTGTAAGCTCGGAAAGGAGAGTAACTTAACTATAGACCTCCTTTGTGATGTAAGAAAGATATTTTTAAATCCGGGTAAAGGCCGGAGGTGCGGATACTATATACCTAAGATTCTAAAGAGGAGGGTAATAAGATGAAATGGGAAGTAGTGAGTGAGGAGGCAAGGTTAGAGAGGTATCCGGTATATGGCGGTTGGTTAGTAAGGAATACCCTAATGTTTAATGTTTTAATGAAACAGAGTATATTAGATAAAGGACAGCAGCAGCCAGTAAACGGATGTATGGCCCTGCAGTTTATATCAGACCCGGAGCACCTTTGGAGGTTACCCCAGGCCTCGGAGATTAAGGAGGAAAAATGAGCGGTGGTTACGATTACGAGGAAAGAACCTCAGTAAGTTATGTAAAGTTTGGAGCTAAATATACCTTGTCCTATGTATTCTATGCCTATGATGACCCGGAGGATAGGGTGGCCGGGAGTGGAATTAAGAGCTTATCTTTAATGATAGAGAAGGGAAAGCACGAGATAGGGGAGATAGATGTAGATAGTTTAGGTAAGAGGAATCTTAAAGACCTTTACGCAGAGGCAGAGTCAGATGCGGAAAAGTTTAAGGAGGATTAACGATGCCGAATAACTTAACTTGTATCAAATGCGGAAAGAAGGCCGGATTTAGAACTAAGGATAAGAGAGCCAGAACCTATATTTGCCGGAACTGCGGAGCAGAGCAATTAGTAATATTTGTTAACGGAGTTGCCGAGATAAAGGAGGATAAGGGTGAAGTGGCAGAACCGAATAAATAATGCTTATGATTTTTGGAAGGAATACCTGCATATACTCCCGGTAAATTACGGAAGGCAGATACACCATATATGGGGAAGGGTAGGGATACTTAAATGCTGCCCGGCTCTCTTTGCTATGTTAACTCCGGCAGAGCACGAGAACTCGGATATTAAAAAGGAACTTCGGGAGAGAACTATGGAGCTTAAGAGGCAGGTAGAGGAGAACTATGAGAGGAGAGGAGATTGTAAGGCTATACTCCTCCCGGAGCTATGCGGTAAATGCCCTATGAGGAGGGAGATATGAGAATAATAGCTACAACTTCAAAAGACTTCTGGGGAGTATGGTGGGTAAAGCTTATGATAGAGGGGAGGGAGTTCCGGGATATTTTAATAGGTTTAGATTTAGAGGGAGGAGAAGTAATAGCAATAGAGGTGGCTAAGAGATTAAATACAGAGAGTAAGTAAATCCCGAAAGGGAAGGAGGAACAGATGAGCAAATTTGATTTTAATAAGTTTACGGAGGAAGGGAGTTTTGATAAGCATATAAATCTATCAATTCCGAATTATAGCTGGTTGATAGAGGAGGTTAAGCAGTATGCTAAGTATTTTATAGATGAGGGAACAAATGTAATTGATATAGGGTGCTCAAGTGGGAGATTCTTAAAGGAGATACTAACCCCTAAAGCTAAGTTTTATGGGATAGACAACTCTACCTTACTCCCGGCCTCGGAGGGTAACTTATCATTTATTAATGCAGACCTTACAGGCTATACTAACTATCAGGGTGCCTCCTTTATAACAAGTATCTTTACCCTTCAATTTTTACCCCGGAGGAGTGCAGAGGAGATAATAGAGAGGATTAACCGAGGCTTAAATCAGGGAGGAGCTTTTATACTCTGCGAGAAAGTTTATAGCTCCTCTGCTATGCTACAGGATATTATTACCTCTAAATATTATGAGTATAAAGAGAAAAGCTTTACGGACTCGGAGATACTTACTAAGGAGAGGGAGCTAAGAGAATCCCTTAAGCTAAGGACAGTTGAGGAGTTAATGGCTCTCCTTGCTCCGATAGGTAAGCCGGAACTATTTTGGAGGAGTTATAACTTTGTAGGGATAATAGTTATTAAGGAGGGTAAATGAAGTATAATGATATTTTCCCTACTATGGCCGATGTATACGCAGGAGAGGCTAAGGCTCTATTTACAGTAGTATCTACCTTTGCCGGATGCGGAGGGAGTTCTACCGGGTATAGATTAGCCGGAGGAAAGATATTAGCTGTTAACGAGTTTATAGAGAAAGCAGTTGAAACCTATAAGGCTAATTATCCTACTACTCCGGTTATAGCTAAGGATATTAGGAAAGTAACCGCAGGGGAGATATTTGAATTAACCGGGATAAAGAAGGGAGAGCTTGATATACTTGATGGCTCTCCTCCGTGTTGCTCTTTCTCTATGGCCGGGAGTAGAGAGGAGGGATGGGGAAAGGTTAGGAAGTATTCAGATACTAAACAGAGAACAGATGATTTATTCTTTGAGTTTACCCGGTTACTTAAGGAGATACAGCCGAGATGTTTTATTTGTGAGAATGTAGAAGGCCTTACTTTAGGAGGAGCTAATAGTATCTTAGGCTCTACTCAGGATAACTTATTTGCGGATAGGCCAAGAACTATAATAGATGAGTTTATAGATTGCGGATATAATGTTGCCTACTCCGTTCTTAACTCGGCTAAGTTTGGAGTGCCTCAGACTCGGAGGAGGCTTATAATACTCGGAGTAAGGAAAGATATAGGTAAGAGGCCTACTTTCCCGGAGAGGAAAGTATCAAGCTATATAACCTTAAGGGAGGGAGTAGAGGGATTAGAGAATGACCCTAAAGAGCTTGAGGAGGCTCGGATTAAAGAAAAGTATGAGATATACAAGTATATTATTCAAATGAAAGAGGGAGAATGCGGTAGTAAGTATAACCCTAAGGGGAGTTACTTTAGCCTTTCCCGGTTAGAGTGGGATAAGCCAGTAAGCACTATACAGCAGAGTCACGGTGCTCCCGGAATAGCCTGTAATACTATACACCCTACAGAGAATAGAAAGCTTACAATAAAGGAGTTAAGAAGGGTAAGCTCCTTCCCGGATGATTTTAAGTTAATAGGAACATTTGAACAGCAATGGGAAAGGATAGGCCGGGCAGTTCCTCCGTTAATGATGAAGGCTATTGCTGAGCATATTTATTCTACGATTCTAAAGGATTTACCGGGGAGGGAGAGATGATACTAAAAGTTATTAAGCAGGGGAGTGGAGAAGGATATGTTAAAGCTCTATAAGGATTACTTTACCGGAGCTTTATTTGGTTTTGAGTATTAGCCTATAGACAACGGAGGAAAATTAGGTTAATATATTTTTATGAAAAAAGAGAAAAAGGTTAAAAAGACTTACAAAAAGGAAAATCAGCCTAAGCAGAAAGAGGCTATTATTAAGAGCCTTAGTAATGGCACTACGATAGGTGAGGCTTTAGATGCTGCAGGAGTAGAGAGTTATACTACCTACTATAAGTGGCTTAAAGAGGATAAGGTTTTTAAAGAGGCAGTTAAGAAGTCAGAGCAGACTCTTATTCAGAGCTTAGAGGATGCAGCAGTAAGAACCGCAAGAGGTGGGAATCCTACTATGTTAATCTTTCTCCTCTGTAATAAAGCTCCCGATAGGTTTAAATCCGTTAATCACCAAGTTCTTACCTTCTCTAAAGAGATAGAGGAGGGAAAGAAAGTATTAGCCGAGGCCTTAGACGATATGCAGAAAGAGGCACGGAGTAAGAATGCCTGAGACTATGCACTCGGCCTCCTTAGCCTTAAGTAAGCTCTTTAAGAGGGAGGATGGCTCTCCCTTCCACTTCTATGAAGGCCAAAAGAAAATCTTTAACTCTATTTGCTGTAAAACTCCTCAGAGGCTCTATGTAGTAACTCCTACTCAGTATGGTAAATCGGAGGCCTGTGCCTGCGGAGTAGTTGCCCGGAGCACTGTTAAGCACGAGAAGTGGTGTATAATCGGAGCCACCGATAAAAAGAGCCGGGTAATAATGAATTATGTATTACAGCACCTATTTGATAATCCTCTATTCTTTTCAGAGATTGCCGGGAACATATCCTTAGAAAGACTTAAGCAGGAGAAGTCAAAGGATAGAATAACCTATAAGAACGGAGGGGAGGTATTTATACTCTCGGCTCAGACTAAGAACCGGAAGGCTATGATGGATGCCCTCCTCTCTTTCGGTTCTCCTAATATTATCTTAGATGAATCTCCCTTACTTTCCGATGAGGTTTATGCTATGGTTAAGAGGATGCTCGGAGGCTCTCAGGATAACTTTATGCTTGAGACAGGAAACCCGATTAACCGGAATCATTTTTATAAGGCCTTTAAATCCTCTAAGGATAAGATATTTATAGATGATAAGATGGCTCTTAAGGAGGGGAGGTTTAGTAAGGAGTATCTTGCTGAGATGAGTAAGGAGGCCTTTTACTCTATCCTCTATGAGTGTAAGTTCCCTACCGGGAATGATATTGATAATTTAGGTTGGAGGCCTTTAGCCTCCTTAGACTTAATAGAGCAGGCTCGGAGTAAGAGGGTAAGGCCTACCGGGAGAAAGCTCTTAGGAATTGACCCCGGCCACGGAGGAGATGAGAGTGTATATGTTATAAGAACGGATAACTATGCTTATGTTAAGGATAAGGATAATATAAAGAATCTTATGGTGAATGTAGAAAAAACTCAGAGGATTATGAAGGAGGAGGGAATACCCCAGCAGGATGTCTTTATAGATACATTAGGGATAGGAGAGGGAGTAAGTGATAGGTTAGAGGAATTAGGGGTATATATAAACCGGGTAGGAGCAGGAGATAGGCCTACGCAGGAGTTTAAGGTTATAAACGGAAAGAGAGAATATTACTCAAAGTTCCTTAATGTAAAGGCCGAGATGTATATGAACCTTAAAGACTGGTTAGAAGCCGGAGGAGCTTTAGAGGATAACCCGGATTTTGATGAGATAGCCGATAATAAATGGAAGTTTAATAGCTCCGGGAAGGTTCAGATGAAAAGTAAGCAGGAGCTTAAGTTAGAGGGTATAGATTCTCCTAATACCGCTGAGGCCTTAGCTGTAACCTTCTCTAAGGGATTTAATAAGCCGGGAGAGGTAGATAGTAATAGCCTATGGTTTACCGGAGCAGGAAAGGTTGAAACCGCCAGAGAGTTGCCGAGGGTAAGAGAGGAACTTTATAACCTACCGGATTAAAGGAGAGCTATGATACCCTATATAATTGTATCTCCGGCCTATAGGAATTGTAATGCCGGAGTTAAAGCTTTATTTATGCTCTGTAATAAGCTCCGGGAAAGAGGCCGAGAGGCTTATATGTTTTCTCCTATAGGATTACCGCATACCTTTAATGCTCCCTCCTTAGCCTCCGATATACCGGGAATGAGAGAGATGATAGCTAAGGGAGCTATAGTAGTTTATCCTGATATAATCCCTTTTAATGAGCTTAAGGCCTTAAGGCCAGTTCTATGGAATCTTGGCCCGGATAGAGGGAGTAATATCCCTACTAAGTTCTACTGGAGTTCCGGGTTTCCGGGAGCAGATAAGCTCCTATGCTTTGACCTTATAGAGCATAACCTCTTTAACCGCTTAAATCTCCCGGAGAGGGATATAAACACCCTTTGGGTAGGGAAAGGGTTTAGGGATAAGTTTGCGGATACTCTCCCGGCTATAGAGATTACATATAACTACCCGGAGAGTAGGGAGGAGGTTGCTACCCTTCTTAAGAGGAGTAAGGCCTTTTATACCTATGATGGTTTAACTTCTCTTATCTCTGAGGCCTTATTCTGTAATACCCCGGTTGTTTATATCCCTAATAACTCTCCCTATAAGCTTGATAGCCTAAGCCTTAAGGGTATCTCTATAGGCACGGAAGTGAGGCCTACCGCCAGAGAGGAGATACCGGAATACCGGGAGAAATACCTACAGCATTACGGAGGGAAGTCAGCAGAGGAGATGTTAAATAACTTTATCTCTATTACCCAGAATATAACCTCTTTACAAAATTAGATTCTTAGTATATACTCCTTTTTAAATAGGAGGAACTAATGCCTGATACCCCGGATTTAAAAACCCCGAAACATACTAACTTCTCTTTTCTCGGCAAGATATTTCAGCGACAGACATCAGAAAAAACTAAGATAGATACCCCGATATTATCCGCAGAGTTTGGTATAGATGATTCTGCTATTTATAAGCGGTTAAAATTAGTTCCTTATACCCCGGATGACCTCCTAAAGAGAAAAGACTTTAGCATACTACAAAGGATGATGGATGACCCGGAAATTGCCGGAGCTATTAACACCTTTAAAACTATCCGGCTCTCCTCCGGGTGGGAGATTATAGCCTCAGATGAATCCGATAGAGCTAAGGAGATTAGGGAGTTTGTAGAATATAACTTTGATTATATCTCCGGTTCTTTTGATGATGACCTGAATGAAATGTTAGATGCGGTTGCTATGGGTTGGAGCTTATCCGAATTAGTATGGGATATTATCCCAGATGGGAAGTGGGCCGGAAAGATTAACCTAAAGGCTCTTAAGGCTCGTAACCCGAAATACTTTAATGTCTTTACTGATGACTTTGATAATCCTCTCCAGATTATAAATAGAAGTTCTATGGAGTATGGCGGAGAATACGATATAAGCAAGTTTGTAGTTTATACTTGGCAGAAACAATATGAGAATGTGTTTGGTAAGAGCCGAATAATTACCCTCTATGATTACTGGTATCTTAAGCAGGTATTTGTAAGAGCCTGGGGTATTTATACAGAGAAGTATGGGCACCCTTTCCCGGTAGTTAAAGTTCCTCCGAATATAGACGATAAAGCTAAAAATAGTATTCTAAATATGATTAGGCAGATAAGAATTGAAACCGGAATGGTTATACCTAATACGATAGAGTTTGAGCTTAAAGAGGCTCAGAGTCAGGGAGGGAAAGACCCCTACACCGCTGGGCTTGACTGGTTCAATACTCAGATTAGAAAGGTAATACTCGGCCAGAGCCTCTCTGCAGAGGCCGGGAAGGTAGGGAGCTATTCACTCGGACAGGTTCACATGGATGTGCTCATGATGTTTGAGGAGCAATTAGGGATAGATATAGCAGAGAAGGCTATTAACCCTCAAATTATTAAGAGGCTTGTAGATTATAATTATAGGAATGTTACGGAATACCCGGAGTTTAGATTTAAACCTCTTATTCAGGAGGATAGAGAGAAAATTATTAACCTCTACTATCTTGGAGTAACTAACGGAACTATTAAACCGATACCGGAGGATGAAAAGTTCTTGAGGGAGTGGATGCACCTACCCTATAAGGCCGATAAACTTATAACCCCGGAAACTACCTATAATACCCCTACCCCAGAGCCTACACCTACTCCTACTCCGGTAGATAATATTGAGGAGGATTACTCAGAGTTCTCTGATACTCTCTTTACCGGAGTTCAGCGGAGAGAGTTTACTCCCTATGAGGTATTTGTAGATTTTGCGGAGATTAGACAGATACAGAGAGAGGATACTTTAAGCTCCTCCTTTAAAATAGCTAAGATTATTCAGGATGGAGTTAAGGAGCTTATTGACGATATAGGCCGGAAAAAGATTCTACAGGATAAGAATATAAAGGCTATAAATACCCTACAGCTTAAGTATGTAGGAGATATTAAGCAGGAGTTTGAGAAGGTTCTTACAGATGCCTTTAAGAAAGGTATGAGGGATGGCCGGAAGGAAACTACCGGGAGAAAGAAAGCTCTTAAGTTCCGGGATTATAGGAACTTTAGTGAGGTTAAGATATTTGCCTCAGTAGATTTAAGGGATGTAACTCCGGTAGAGGCTATAGAATATTTTAGGCAGAAAATCTATAGGCTTGCCGGGTTTGAGAAGTCAGCTATCGAGAGTAAAATTAAGGATATACTCTTAAATGCGATAAAGACCGGAGCCACCTTAAAGGATACTATAAGTGAGATAGATTCAAATATGGAGGTTTACATAAACCTTGAAGCAAATGATGCCTCTATAGCTGAGGATGTAGTAGGAGGGAGAATTGAAACGATAGTAAGGACTAATTATATGGATGCCCTTAATCAAGGCCGGAAAGCTTTTTTTGAAGACCCGGCACTGGATGATTATGTAGTAGCTTATCAATACTCGGCTATACTTGATGATCGGGTAAGGCCTAATCATGCTTGGATGGATGGAAAGACTTACTCCGTTAATAACCCTATATGGAAAATGTGGATGCCTCCTAATGGCTATAACTGCAGATGTATGGTGGTTCCGATTACCTCCGATGATACTTGGACTGAATCGGAGTTACCTCCTAAGAATATAACCCCGGATAAAGGATTTAATAAACCCGGAGAGAAGTAAAGCCTACCTTAAAGGAGAGAAAGATGAGAAAATCAGTAACCTTTTGTATTATTGCTAAGAATGAATCTAAGAACCTCCCGGCCTGCCTCGGAAGTATAGGAGCATACCCTTACGAGATAGTAGTAATAGATACCGGGAGCACGGATAATACAATAGAGATTGCTAAAAGATATACCGATAAGGTTTACTCCTTTCCCTTTACTGAGGATAATATAGACTTCTCTGCAGCTCGGAATGAGGCCTTAAAATATGCTACAGGTGATTATATCTTTCAATTAGATTGTGATGAAACTCTAACAGAATCCTGTAATGAAACTATTAAAAAGATTTTAGATAAGGAGGAGAGAGCTTTATACTTAGTTACTATAGCCTCTCAAATGGAAGGCCTACCTGAACCTGCTATATCAAGTAACTACCGCTTATTCCCTAATGACCCGGAAATTAAATACCACTTTATTGTCCATGAGAATATAAATAATCCCGGAGAGGATATGGTTAAGGGTATTCCGGGTAAGTATCCTAAGCTCCGTAATAGAGGCTTAGTAATACACCATACCGGGTATTTAAGAAGGGAGAAGGCACGGAAAGGAACGGATAACCGGAATATAAAGCTCTTAGAAAAACAGATTAAGCTTACCCCAGATGAGCCTTACTTCTTTTATCATCTCGGAGTTCAGTATTACGGAATAGGGGAGTATGAAAAAAGTATAGCCTATTATGAGAAGTTCTTAGCCTTTATAAAAGAGAACTCGGAGAATATACATAAGATTTATACCCCTACTATCTATGAAGGCCTACTGGTGAGCTGTATGAGAGCCGGAAAGAAAGAGAGGATGGAGGAGTTTAAGGCTATTGAAACTATTAACCCCGGCTATTATTATAACCTCGGCCTCTGGTATGATTATGAAGGCCACTCAGAGATAGCTTTAGAGCTATTTAATAAGGCTATAGATAACTCTAAGAACGCAAATAAATTAGTAACCTACGATTTAGCTCAAGTATCTTGGAGGCCTTATATAGCTAAGGGAGAGATTTACTTAGAGGCTAAGAAGTATCAGAGAGCTATAGATTGCTTTAAATTAGCTCTTACGGAATCTCCTAAGAATACAACTATAATAAACCTCTTAGCAAGAACCTATGCTATAGACTATAGGCCGGAGCTTGCGGAAAGGTTTGCAGAGATGGCTATTAAGTTTGAGGATACTCTAAATAATAGGTTACACTTAGCCGATGTTTATATTAACTTTGGTAAAGAGGATAAGGGGTTAGAGATTTACTTTAAGGAGGCCTCAGCAGAACACCTGCTAATGCTCCGAGATGCAATTAGAGAGGCTAAGCCGGAGGTTGCCGGGAGAGTAGATAAGTTCTTAGGGGAGAGAGAATACCTAAAGACTACTACAGCTAAAGGTAAGTTACTTCCCTCTAATTCCGTTACAGTGGTTATCCCTACCTTAGCTAAATGTAATATGGAGTTATTTGAGAAAGCGGTTATGGAGCTTAGTAAGAGTTCCTGTATAAAAACTATTAACATATTAGATAATACGGAAAGCGGAAAGCTTAAAGAACACCCTCGGAAGTGGAGTGATAAGGTTAATATCTTTACCGGAGCTAATCGGTATGTTAACCCGGCTTGGAACTTTGGCTTAGAGCTTACGGATACTCCCTACTACCTCCTCCTTAATGATGATGTTTTAGTAAGGCCGGAGATAATAACCGAGTGCGTAGCTCTCTTAGAAAGCCACTCAGAGATAGGGGTAGTAACCTACTTAACAGAGAATAAGCTCCCGGAGGATTACTTTAAAAAGGGTTCAGAATCGGAGGAGGTTCTTGCGGTTCATGTCTCTCTCCGGGATGTTTCAGGCGGTTGGTTTATCTTTGGCCGGAAAGAGAACTGGGAGCCTATACCGGAGGAGCTTAAGATATTCTGCGGAGATAACTGGATTTATGATATGGCGGTATTAAGGAAACATAAGGAGATAGTTAAGGTAGTAAGTAATTTTATAGTTCACTTTACCTCAACTACTGTTAACTTAGAGAATCTATATGCTAAGGGAGTATTAGATGAGGAGAGAAAAACCTATGCGGATATTAAGAAAAGATTTAAGCTATAGACAAATTAAAAAACATTTAGTATAATCCCCAGTAAGAGTATTAACCTTCTGCTTATGGCAGACCGGGCAGCTCCGGATAGATACAAGGTTAATACTCTTTTTTATTAGGAGGAGAGAGTGAATAAAGCTGATTACGATAAGATGATAGCTAAAAAGAAAGAGTTTATATCACCCTCTCCTGCCTCTGTCCATGTTACCGGAGGCCTTAAGAAAGTTAAAAAGAATGATGATACCCCGGATACTATCAGGGCAGTTCCGGTATTTAAGATAGGAAACTGGAAGGGTAAGGAATATACTCAGGCAGACCTTGATGAGATGGCTAAGAATACAAATGCTCTAATCCGCTCAGATATACATACCCCTCCTCTCAAGCTCGGACACAATGAAAATCAGGAACTCCTTAAGAATGATGGCCTCCCTTCTGCCGGGTATGGAACTAATTTTTACCGGGTAGGAGATACCCTTTATGCCGATTTTACTAACCTCCCGGATATGGTTAATGACCTTATAAAGAGTAAGAGGTATAGCAAGGTAAGTATAGAGCTTTATGATGAGTTTAAATATCCCGGAACTAATGAGAATATAGGGAAGGTTATAAGAGCTATTGCCTTACTCGGTGCAGATGTCCCGGCAGTTAAAGGCTTAGGAGATATACATAAGATATTCTACTCGGAAGGGAGTATGGCACTTGTTACTTTCTCCGAAACTGATTTTAAGGAGGATACAATGAAATGGACAAAAGAGGAGATAAAGGCAAGAGTGCCTTGCTGCTATACCGAGGCTATAAAGTTTATGGAGGATAATAAACTTGATTCTATAGATTCTAAGCAGTTGGCCGAGGTTATACAGCTTAAATCTATAAAGCTTGATGATACCCCGGCCTGCCCGGAGGGGTTTAAGTGGAATGGCTCAATATGTGAGCCTACCGGAAATGTCCAGACTGCTCCCGGAACTAACCCGGAGGATATACGGAAAGTATGCCCTCCCGGAATGAAGTTTAATGAGGCCTCTAAGAAGTGCGAGGTGGTAGATATTCAAAAGAACACAGATGCTACTCCTACCCCTACTACCCCGGATAACCCGGAGTATGATGTAGAGCTTGAGAATGAACTCTGTGATGAGATGTTTAAAACTACTAAGGATAAGGTTACTCCTGACCAAAAGAAAGCGGTTGACCAGATGAAAGAGAGAGTTAAGAAAGTTACTGCTAAGCATAAAACTCCTCCGGTAGTTAAGGCCTCCGAGGTAATAGATGATTCCGAGAAAGAAAAGGTTAAGGGTATAGCTAAGAAAGACCCTAAAGACTGGACACCGGAGGAGCATGCCCTTCTAAAAAAACACGGCAAGAAAGAAGTTCAGGGAGAATACTCCGAGTTTAAAGCTAAGAAAGCTAAGAAGGATGGAGAAGGCCAAGAGCCTCCTAAGGCTATGGATGATAACGCAAAGCCTACAGCAGAGTGGATGAGTTCCTGCTTGGCCGAGATAGGAAAGGATTATGCGGATGATGAGGCCAAAGCGGTTACTACCTGCTACTCTATGTTTGCTCATAAGTGGGGAAAGGGAGAGGCTATACCGGATAAAGAAGTTAAGCCGGAGGAAAAGACCCCGGAGCAGATACTCTCTGATAAGAAGTTCTCAGAGCTTAATGAGGAAGTTAAAAAGCTTAGGAAAGATAGTTTTGATATGAGGCTTAAAACTCTCTCTGATAAGAACAGAGGGATACTTCTCCCTAAGTTTGATGGGATAGTAAAGGCCTTCTCTGAGGGGTTAGAGGAGAGCCAGCTGGTTAAGTTTGACGATTCTCAGGTATCTCTTAAGGAGTTATTTTATACCTTCTTAGAGGAGATAACTAAACATAAGGGAGTTATCTTTTCAGAGCTTACCTCGGAGAAAAAGATGGCCGAGAGTGCTAAAGCGGTTGAGATAACGGATGCGGAACTTGCCGGAGATGTATCTAAGTTTAAAGAGGAAGGAGTGCCGGAACACGGAGTAACTAATTCTGAATTATCGCTTATGGCGAGTAAGATTCAGAAAAGGGATAATATCGCTTATAGCGATGCTCTCGTTAAGGCCTCTAAGCTCTTAAGGCAGTAGAAGTAAATTAAAACATAAAGAGGTGAATGACTATGTCACAAGACACGCAGGTTAATCCTATAAGGTTTATAGCCGGAGCTGATTTGTCAGCCTCCTCTAACCTTTATAAAGCGGTTAAGCTCCTCTCCAACGGCAATATAGCAATTGCCGGGGTAGGTGAGCACGCAATAGGGATTCTGGCCTTGGTTGGCCCTTCAGGTGCTCCGGTAGCAGTTGCTATTGACCGGACAACTAAAGCGGTAGCCGGGTGTGCGATAGTTCCGGGCAATAAACTTATGCCGGGAGCTAACGGAGTTCTGGTAACTGTTACTGCTACTACCGGAGTAGATTCAATAGGTATAGCTCTGGAAACTGCAGCGACAAATGATGTCTTTGAGATGTTTATCGAGAAATTAAAATACTAAAAAAAAGAGAGGTGAGTTAAAATGACTCCAGATACAAAATCAGTTCACATAGATTCGGCTCTCTCTAATGTCTCCGTTCAGTATAAGAACGCAGACTTAGTGGCCGATAAGATTTTTCCGGTTATCACCGTGAAAAAGGATTCAGATACTTTCTTCCGTTACGGAAGGCAGGACTGGAGAACCTACGATGATACCCGTGCTCCGGGAACGAGAGCTAAAAGATTTGAATGGACAATTGCTACCTCTACTACTTATGCCCTTGTAGAGCACGCACTTGAAGACCAGATAATTGACCAGGTAAGGGATAACGCAGATGAGCCGATTAAGTATGAATCGGACACGGTGGAGATGGTTACTAATGCCCTCCTCCTTAGGTTGGAGTATGATGTAGTTCAGACCCTTAAGCAGGCAAGCAACTATGCCTCCGGGAATAACTTTACTCCTACTACTGCGTGGGATGCCTCTACCGGAAGTTCACCTATTTATGATATAGACTATGCGAAAGAGCTTATCAGGAAGGGTATAGGCCGGAAACCTAATACCATGATAGTCAGTGAGAATACGCATAGGATTCTCCGGAGCCACGCACAGCTCCTTGACCTCTTTAAATATACGAGAGGAGGCACGCTGATGCCTGACCAGATAAAGGCTGCATTTGAGGTAGAGAATTATATAGTGCTTGGCGGTATCTACCTTAACAATGCGGAAGGGCAGACGGATTCAGTAGCTAACCTCTGGGGTAACTACTGCTCCCTGCTTTATGTAGCTCCGAATCCTGGCATTAAGCAGCTGACCTATGGCCTCTGCTTTAGGAAACAGGGTTACAGGCAAGTTAAGAAGTGGAGAGAGGAGGCAGTAGAATCGGATTTTGTCAGGGTTTCGGACAAATACCAGTTCTATGTAGTGGCTCCCGATGCAGGCTCTCTGATTTCAGCAGTAACTAATTCTTAAGGAATAGGGAGGGAGGGGAGGGGTTTGATTACCCCTCCTCTACCCCTAAGAAGTAAGGAGGCCTGATATGTTACCCGGTTCTATAGAATCCTTAGCCGATATAGATGCTCAACTTAAAGAGCACCCTAATCGTGGGTTGCTCTCCGGTTCTACTAACGGAAAGAATATTTTAATAACTGCTACTACTTCTAACTCTCCTACTCCGATCCATACCGCAGTGGCCGGGATACTCCAGATGGATGAGGTATGGATTTATGCGGTAAATACGGATTTAAATAATGATGTAAGCCTTACGATTCTATTTGGTGGAACTTCTAACCCGGCGGATAAGATACAGGCTAAAATACCCCACGGAGAAGGCCTATGCCTTATAGTTCCGGGATTTATGGCTAATAACGGAGTAGTAGTATCCGCTTATGCTACTGCAGGTAGTATAATCTCCGTAAATGGTTTTATAAATAGAATAACCCCGGAGAATCAATAAGGAGTATTTATGAGGAATATAATTACAGGAAAGATAGAGCCAAAAGTTAAAGCCTATACTCCCGGCACTCCTCCGGTTATAACAAGCTCTTTAACTACCGGAGGAGGAGCAGGAACTTTTATATCATACCAGATTATAGCAACTAATAATCCGACTTCTTACGGAGCAGTATCATTACCGAGTTATTTATCCCTTGACCCGGCAACTGGAATAATCTCCGGCACTCCGACAAGCACAGGAACGACAGAGGCAACTATAAGTGCCTCTAATATCTTTGGAACTGACTCGGAGCAATTAACAATTATTATAACTAATTTTACTCCAACTCCCTCTGCTTATACTAAACTCCTTATGCACTTTGACTCCGGCTTTTCCGACTCCTCCTTGAGTGCTCATGTCGCGACAAATAATGGAGTAGTGATAGATCATGAGAGTTATGTTTTTGGAGGAGGATCGGCGGACTTTGACTCCTCCCTTGGGTATTATTTAACATTGCCATACTCCTCTGATTTTGTTTTTACTGGGGATTTTACGATAGATTTTAGGTTTAAGTTTCACTCCCTCGGAGGAGCATACCATCATCTTCTATCTACCGGGGATGAATCCTCACAAGGCTGGGTAGTTTATACTCAAGATGGAACACAACTGCAATTTAGATATAATAATGGATCGAGTGTTAATATCATCTCGGCATCCTTCTCTTTTGATACTGGAGTTTTTTACTATATAAAGATCTCCTGTGTTTCCGGGCTTGTATATCTCTTTGTCAATGGGATCTGCTTGAATCCCGGAGGCACAGCTCTGGATGGATCTATCTATAATCCGGAAAAGGACTTCTGGATCGGATCATGGAATCCGGGCGGAGGTAATCTGGACTGCAATGGAGAGATGGATGAGCTCCGGATACTTAATGGGCTGGGAGATGCGATAACCGACTTCACTCCTCCCTCCATGCCTTATATAGTGGTGTAGGAGAAGATTATGGCGAGCGATATTGAGACAGCACTAAAGAGCCTCCGGCCGGATGCAAGGTTTACCATCGGGAGGACTTACAAAAGCATCGTTTGGCTCTCTCCGGAGATCCCGATGCCTTCCGCCGAGGAGATCTTAAAGGAACAGGATCGGCTCTTTAGAGTATCTATCAACTCAACCTATCAAGCCAAAAGGAGGCTCGAATATCCTCCGATGTCAGATTATCTCGATGGCATTGTGAAGGGAGATCAAGCCCAGATACAAGCTTATATTGACAAATGCAAAGCAGTCAAGGCAAAGTATCCAAAAGATTAAGGAGTAATAATGACCGGAGATGGGAATTACATAAGTATAGCAACGGTGCAGGGAGATTTCCCTCTGGCTACTAAGATAACGGAGGCTAATTACCCTACTACTGCTATAAGCCTAAATATAGCCGAGGCAGAGAACACGGTTGAAGTTCTCTTAGCTCCTCTCGGATATTCCAGAGGAGATATGTTAGGTGCTCCCTTAGTTAAATCTCTCTGCCTCCTCTATTGTAGGTATGCGGTTATCCGGGATATTTTTCAGGGTATAGCTCCGAGTGAAGGGAATGAGCAGGTATGGCAGAAGTTCCTTGATACCTTTAATACTCGGATAGAGGCCTTAACTGACCCGGAAAAGCCTTTAGCTCAGTTGGTAGATATTAACGGAGCTATTATACAGAAAACTAATTCAGATAAGAGGTATGAGGCTTTAACTACTACCCCGGAGGTTAAGAGGGTAGTAACTATGGACAAGCCTGTAACTTGGAATATAGATAAAAGTAACTCAGATGAATCGGTGGTAGGTGAGCGGTGAGAATATCCTATGAGATAGATAAGAAAGAGGCTCAGGCTCTCCGGGAGAGAGTTCAAGACCAGTTAGAGGCTCTTAAGGATACCCGGACACCCTTAGCTAAAATGGCTATAATACTTTATCAGTCAGTTATGAAAAACTTTGCAGAGCAGGGTAATGAGAAAGGCAAGTGGCAGGCTCTCTCTCCGTTTACTATAATGGCCCGGAGGAGAGGGAAAAAGGGTAATATAGGCCGGGCAATGAAAACTACCGGGAGGCCTATAACGGATTTTAATGCTAAGATTCTACAGGATACCGGGTATATGAAGGCATCTATTTATCCGAAAGTAGAACAGAATACTGCGGTGGTAGGATTAAACGGAGAGGAGGCAGTTATAGGCCGGGTTCACCAGTTTGGTAAGGGTAGAGTTCCTGCGAGGCCTTTCTTAACTCTTAGGCCGGAGTATCAGGAGAGAATAGTTAAAATAGCCTCAGACTGGCTAAAGACAAGAAAGCACGCAGAGGGGAGTATATGAGTTATCATACGGAAAATATCTATAAAGCGGTTTATAAAATCCTTTCAGATGCTATAGCTCCTACAAAGGCTCTTAGTTATATTAAGGCTATAAATGAAGGTTGGAAAAACAGGGATGATATTCCGGCCTTCCCGGTAATAATCTTAGAACCTGCGAGAGAGCCGGAAACTCGTTACTCAGTTCCTTATAATATCCGGGGAGTATTTGAATTAACTATCATGCCCTTTATGGCAGATTACGGAGTATCCGGCCAGATAATAGGAACTGGGAGTAATAAAGGAATTATGAATATAGTAACGGATATAAAGAACCTTTTAAGCATAGATAAAACTCTAACAGGCACCGCTTTAAAGTTTGAGTTCCCTCGGTGCGATTATCATTTTGATTACTTTCCGAATAGGTTTGCAGAGATAGCAATGGAGATAGAATACATTTCACAAGATACTCAGCGATAAAGGAGGATTTATGTCATACGCAATTGAACAAAAATGGATAGGACTGGCAAAAGAAGGCACAAGGGGATCGGCTGTCTTGCCTCCGACAAAGTATATAGCAGTGGCTCCAGATTCTGAGGCCGACTATAAGGAAACTCCTATTGAGGATGAAAATGTAAGGGGTATGTTTGAAAGGTTTGGCCCTCAGGCCGGGATAAAAGATGGCTCAGGAAAGCTCTCCGGGATAGATATTCAGAGTGATAATATAGGGGAGATTCTTAACTCCCTACTCGGTAAGGTTACTACAACTACCCCTACAACCGGAGTTTACTCCCACGCATTTCAGCGTGACCCCTCCTCAATATCTCTACCGAGTTATACGATAGCTGTGCAGAGAGGGATAAGTGCTAAGGCCTATAACCTCTCCTGTGTAAAGACTATAGCACTAAACGGGGCAGTAGATGGGAAGGTAAAGGGAGATATAGATTTTATCTTTCAGACAGAAAACTCCTACCCTACTCCTACAACTCCTACATGGGCATCTCCTACTCCCTTTATGTTTTTTCAGAGTGCTATTAAGCTTGCAGGTTCTCCCTCTACAGTTGTAAAGGACTGGAGCCTAACGATAGATAATCAGAGCTTTGCTCAGAGAACTTTAAATCAGAGCCAAGATATTAAGGATATTTTAGCTATAGGTAAAATCCTTATCTCCGGCGGTTTTAATATCTATATGGAGGATGAGGTAGAGAGAGCAAAGTTCCTTGCTAATACTGCCTCCTCCCTACAGGTTACGATGACCGGAGCAGAAATAGGTTCATCTGGGGTGCATAATGTATTAGATATTCTTATCCCAGAAATACACTACACGGCTTACCCTTTCGGGAATCTTGATGGGCTTATAGGTTGTGCGGTAGCATTTAACGCATACTACAATATAGCCTCCGGGAAGTCAATGCTAATTACTCTGGTTAATTCAGAGGTAGGTTACTAAACATAAAGACTGGTTGTGCAGGAAATATCCTGCCTGTCTCTTAAAAAGGATAGGCAGGATTATTTTTAAAAGGAGGATAGTATGCAGGATAAGATAAAGAGAGTGGATGATTTTGAATTGCTCCGAGAGGTAGTAAAGAATCAGGGAGAGCTAAAAATGGGGCAAGCTCTACTTGTAGGCAAAGTAGATTTACTACATAGAACAATAAATGTAGATAATGGGCAACCCTGTATAGTAACCCGGCTAAGATGTAATGAGAGTGATATTAAAGCTATTGCAACGGAGCTAACAGTAGTAAAGGCTCTAAAAGCAGGGAATAAATCCCTCTCTAAAACTATTATGGATTTAGCTGTAACTCTGGCAACAATATTTTTAGCCTTAAAGGGCATAGGGATTATTAAGTAGGAGGCTCTATGATAAAGTTTGATATA